TGCAAATTCATCAAGCACAACTTTTCCGCCTTTGGAACGGAAAGACTTGGGGTTAGAGCTAAGAGCGTTAATTCTTGCTCCGTTTGCAAACTCAATTGCATGAGCTTTAATATCTTCCTCGGAATCTAAAACCACATCTATTTCCCCGAGTTCAATAACTGCCGCATCAAAGAGCTTTGCCCATCTTTCACAGTATCTTATGTATTCTTTACCTGCTGATTCATCTGCAGAAGAAAACCACACATTTTCAACATTGCCTGATACGCAGTCTCTTACATCCTCATAGCTCTGGACATAAGTTGCACCGATACGGCGTGATTTTTCCCATATTTTTACACGGGAATTATCATTAAGCCACTCTATCTGGTATGGAAGAAAATATTTATTCGGATTCATTTTTTACCTCTTTTGGTTCGTTATGTTCTATTCCTAATATTTCTTCTTCAATTTGGCGGATAATTTCAGGCGATAAACCTTTTTTCTTGCGTTTATCTTTTTTGGCAACAGTATCTTCGTAATCTTTAACTTTTGAAATAACTGTGAGCGTTTTTGCAAATGTGTATAACTGGCTTGCATTGGTTTTTATACCGTTATCAAGGTCATACTCTATCATCCGCATTAATTTTCTTGAAAATTGATACATTTCCTCATGGAATGCCATATCAAATTTTACAAATTCGTTCCGTTTATCTGCCCATTTGCCCTCCTTGCTCCACAACCTCACAGTTTTTTCGCAAAGATTAAGCCTTGAAGCAATTTCCACAGCACTAAGCCGATGATAAACATACATTTTTTCCGCTTCATAAAAATGCTGATTTTTTTTGTTCAATTATGCCTCCGTTAATTTCTATTAATGTCTAACCTGAAATTTGCACTACAACTAAAGCTTCCGTAAGCTCAATTCTGTAAATTATTTAATTTAAATACATTTAAAACTTTTGTTTTTTCTTTTATTAGAATATCACTGCTTATAATTTCATTTCTACTATAAATTTATAGTAGAAATGAAACTGAAAATGCGGATAAAATACATTTTATGAAACGAGTTCCAAAAGCAGACAGCGAAGCAAAGCTCCGCTTCAGCTTTTTATACTCCTACTAACGTAAATAAGATTTCAAAACAAAGAGAATTACAAACAGAACCTTAATTTAAGGGGGATTTTTAATGAAATTTTTTGATGTATTTAAAGCAGGAAATTATCCGCAGGGAACATTTTCTGAGCAAGATGTTGAATCTCTTGCTTCAAATTATGATCCAAAATTTTGCGAAGCACCTATTACACTTGACCATGAACAAAAAGGCCCGGCTTATGGGTGGGTTAAAGAATTAAAATCAGAGAACGGAAAGTTAAAAGCAAGCTTCAGGGATGTTGCACCCGAATTAAAAGATTATGTCCAGAGCGGCAAATACAGAAAAATCTCTGTCGAAATTTACAAAGAAATTGAAGGCAGAAAACCATATTTAAAAGCTGTATCTTTTTTAGGTGCGTGCATTCCTCAAGTCAAAGGAATGGAACCAGTCGAATTTAAAGATGGAGACACAGAAACATATATTTTCGAGGTTGATGATTTATTAGGAAGTGCAGAACCTGAAATAAAAATTAATGAAGAACTTGTAAAACTTCAAAATCAAGTTTCAGAACTTGAAAGCCAGGTTGTGCTTTTCATCGATAAACCAAACAAAAATGAATACAGCGAACTTGTATCTGCTATGCAGGAAAAAGTGCAAAAAATGTCAACACAAATTTCACAAATGCAGGACGATTCCGTTGCACGACAAAAAGCAGAAAACGAATTAACAAAGCTCAGATATGAAATCAAAACAAATGATATTGAGCAGTTCCTTTTAGAGCAGATTGATGAAGGAATAATTTCTCCTGCACAAAAAGAAATGTGCACAAAAATATTTATGGCTCTCGATGCAGGGGAGCTGGAACATTCACAGGATTTTAAAGAATTTATAAAAAGTATTCCAAAAAACTTTGAATTTGACACCATAGCTTCAACAAAAAAACAGTTTAAAGAAAACAACGATTCTTTAAAATTCAGCAACGCAAGCGAAGACAGTATCGGCATTTACAAAGAGGCAAAGAAACTGGCAGAAAGGGACAAAATCTCTTTCAAAGATGCTCTCTTAAAACTCTACGAGTAAATAAAAATGGGAAGCAGCAGGGGGCATCCGCTCCCTCTCTTCCAAACCACAAAAAATCATTAGTTAAAAATAATTTAGGAGAAAAACATGGGCAGATTAGAAGATTTACGCATAAATGCGTATTTATCAGAAGTGGCAAGAGGATACAAAAATTCGGCTTTTATTGCTGATGCTTTGTTTCCCACTATCGAATCAGATCTTGAAAAAGTGGACATCTTTGAATTTAACAAAGAGGCATTTCAGGTCTACAACACTGAAAGAGCCATCAGAGCAGATTCCAATGTTATCAGCCCGAAGGGTTTTAACAAAAAGACAGTAACTTTAACCGAACACGACCTTGCCTACCCTCTTGATTACAGGGAAGAAGAGGAATCTAAAAAAGTTAAACTTCAACTTCATGCAACAAATGTTGTGACTGAAGGACTTAAACTCAAGCAAGAAAAACAAAAGCTGGAGTTAGAAGTTAATGGCTCTAAACTAGCTATAATCAGCCTGGAAAAAAGACAAGCCGACTTATCAAGCTACCTAAAAAAACAAAAGATAGAGTTAAGTTCACTCGCCAAAACCACAACCAACCAAAACATAGCTGATCTAAAAAAGAAGATTAATAATTTAGATGAAAAAATAAATCAAACAGCCAAGCTAGTAGACCAGCTTTTAGAAAAACAAAGCCAGATAACAAACAGAACCGACCAGACTAAGGATGATCTTTTTAATCTGGAGCGCCAAGCAAGTCAAAAAAACAACCAGATAGAAAATCTAACAGCCAAGATAAAGCTGTGGCAGAAAACTTTAGATGACTTGCGGCAAGACAATGACAAGCTGATTGCAAACCTTTGGCTTGAATTAAATTTAGAGCCGAAACATCTAAACTTAGCAAGCAAAACCAGTAATTCGGAAAATCTGGGATTAACTATCCAAAAATTAAAAAATCGCTTGCAAACTCTGGGCGGTTTTGACCCGGAAATAATCAAGGAATGCAAAACCTGCCAAGTTAGGACTGAATTCTTGACCCAAGAAAAAATAATCAGTGGTTGCAAAGGTACTATGAAACAAGTTTATTTACTTACACTTCAAACGGTGATCGTTATGTGGACATTGACGAGGGGACACAGTTTATAGCTTTTTTAATATCGAATCAGGTTTTTGGAAGTCGTGTGCATAGTACCTTGGTTGATAGTTGTCCAACTGGTTCAAACGATGTTTTTGATGAACCAACTATTGAACCCCTTTGTTACAGACGTGAATTT